GAATCGGGTTAGCCACCTCATGCGTAACCTCCCGCTGTTAAAGAGTCCCTATGATTTGACGGCATAGGTTTCGGGTTTACGCCGTGTGTTTTGGGGTTCACCCTTCTCCCACTATGAAATCCATCGACTTCAAATCGGTTCTTATCGGTGTCTTTATGGCCTCGACCATTTTGCTCAGTATTGGTGCTGCTGATCCTGATCCATCTCGCGCCAAGCTTGCCAAGGAATCGGGTAAGGACCGCTACACCCCGACTAAACTTGAATGGCTTGAGCTGCGCATGAAAGCGACCTTGAGCAGTGATTTTCCTAGGCAGCTTGGGGTCCGTGGGTTCGGGATAGGTGTCTCCATGAAAACCCCCAACACCATTGTGATTCTCTGTCCCTACAGAAATACGGCTGATCGCGAAGTGATGAATGACCAAATTCGCCACACTCGAGATATGTTGCTGAAGCTGGCCAAGCAAAAGGGCTGGAACTGGCTGAAGCTCGAAGATAAATTGATTCCGGTTGACAGATGACCAGTCAATAGAAAATAAACTCATCACTCGTAACCTCCTTCCGATGACACAGCTTCCCCTTCGACGGGGGCTTGAACCGCTTGCTGCATCTGTTGTTCTTTCGCAACCACCTGCCCAAGGTACTGGGCCATTTGCTGCATCGGTTCCTCCAGTTGTTTTGCCTGATCAGGATTCTTCTGCTGCAACTGCTCAAAGTGCATACTTGCGTGATTCATAAGCAGGACTGCCAATTCCGCATCAATCGGTTCATTGGCTTGAATCCTTCGCTCCACGTAACCACGCAGGATCATCAAGTGGGTCGCATCGTCGTCCACCGGTTTCACCTGTGAAGGGAACCCAATCACCATCCTGCAAATCTCTGTTGCCTGATCCTCAGTCTGATCCATTGATTGAGTGTCGTTATCCATGAAGATGCGCTTCACGTCCTGCGGATCGTCAGCAGCGATCAAGTCACGCACCAGTTCCCCCTGATTCACGAATGGGTTGTTCTGGAGTAACTGGAACCGTGTCACCTTTTTCTGGTGAACAAATTGCTTGTTGAAATTATCGGCGCTGGCCAAAGGCTCGATGCGGTAGTCATCGGTCATTGCCTCGGGCGGAAGACTTAACAGTTCATTCCGGTAGAAGTAGTCGAGGTCACTCCTGTCGTATTGTGTGTAGAGTTTCCACGCTTGGGTAAATGCATTCGCCAATGCCCTGCGAAACACACGTGATCTAAGGTCAGAAACCTGACTCATCAGAGTACCGATCAAATTAACTTCACTGGCGGTACGCCTCTCGTTGCCTTTGAATTGATTCTGCAAACCAGCATCTGGAATGCCGATCAATTGCTCGGCAGTCATTCGCTGTTTCATAATCTCCTGATCCCAGTTTATCGGAGGCGAACCCATGTTCACCGCCTTGACCGGGAATGGAATGATGGACCCTGGCTGGAGCCTCACATTACCGCTGTTTATCATAGGATTATCGCTGGTGAAGATCGGGCGGCTATATATTGTAGAAGCATCTAAGGACTCATTCCAAATTTTCGACATGGATTGCTGCAATGGCGCTATGCGTTCTGGTAACCCCCTTGAGCTGTAGTAACCCTTGTCCTTGATCTCCAAGTTAAATTCAACATACGGGATTTGCCCGTGCTGATACGGCAGCTTACGGATTGGCCTGACGAACTCTTCTTGGTCAAGCGGTGAGAAAGTGAAGGTCACCAAGTCTTTGCCATCCCGATAGTAGACTTCCCAGAGTGGAATTCGGTCATCATCCACGGAATGCGTGATCCCCTCCCGCATATACTTCTCAGATTCGTATCGGTTATGGGTCTCGTCGTTTGCAGCACGTATCTTGTCGAGCAATTGAGGGTCTTGATTGTAGTTCTCATTCCTCTTGTACGCCGCAGGACTGATTTGATGTACCTGCACGCACCAATCAGCGTCGGACAAATCAGTGGTGTAAGGGGGAACGATAAAGAACATTGGGTCCACTGAATCAAAATGGACCTGATTGGTCTCAGGATTCCACCAGACTTTCATTAAACCCTTTCCAGTGGTTATCATGTAATCACTGACGCTAATGATCTCGACCTCAAAGTTGGTGCGTTGACGCAGGCGGTAGTCGAACCACTGGGCCGCAGCATTGTTGAAAGGCATCAGGTCACTTTTGAGGCTAAAGAAGTTTGCGACCATCTCATTGGCGAACACCTGCTGGATAAAAAATGGCTTCAGCTTCTCAGTCATCATATCGGCAAGTGGCCAATTAAGGTCCGCTGCACCCGGCCAGGGTTTCTTCGGACGACCAAGACCCTCATGGCGCAGCTTGTATCCCTGAATCTGGGTTTCCTCCCAACCCAGTCTGGATTTCAAGGCATCCCGAATTGTGCCGTCCATTTCCGATAATTTAATCATTGGCTCTCCAGTCTAAATTCAAGCTCACTAATGTAGTGACCCAGCTCCCTGATCAGCTTCTCGCCATCAGGTGTGCTCGTCGCGTCCTCCATCCCTCTCGGGTTCCTCGCTGCTATCTCCTCGAAGCCGTTCAGCTTCACGCCGATGCATCCGGCGCTCGTGAGCAGCAGCAATGAGATCAGCCATAATTTTCTGTTTATCATCCTTTCGGGACTGGGCCATTTGCACAGTCGCTATATCCCCCAAGCGTTCCAACGCCTCCAAGATTCTTGGAACCGCATTCAACGCATTGAGTAGGCTCATCCACATCAGTCATCTTTCTTCGATAGGATCGACCACACGGTTCCCACAATTGTGATCACCGCACCTACCAGTTGCTCAAGTCCTTCACCATCCACGTAACCCTTGGCAGTGAGCCAGCCACCTCCAGCAGTTAGAATGTGGCGAACCACACCAAGTACTCGGTCCTGGGTTTTCGTTTTGGATTTCTTCTTCGTTGTCATAAGCCAGCAAATGCACCTGATCGTTGTTCTTCCAGCACGGCTAGATCCGCTTCGTCAGGTTCGTCTAGTTCACTAAAATCGTGAGGCAGGATTCCCTCGTATGTGTTTCCCATCTTGTCGGAAATGCTGAGGGCAGAGAGCGCAGCGTCAGCACGGTCAGGTGAGGACAATCCGCGCACACGTAGGTCAATTTTTGATTCAAGCCCGAGCTTCCCTTGCGCCGAGAAGGTCGAACGTCTGGAGGCCATTTGCTCGATCAACGTTTCATCATTGAGCAAAATGACCTCCTTGTTTTCGATCAACCTAGCAGCGGAGTACCACAGTTCGCTGCCAAGGTTTTGGTAGTGGTCTGGATCGAAACTTCTCGCGTTATTGAGGACACGTCGCACCGGCACACCGGCAGAAGCCAAGGCATCATTGATTGGATGACCCAAGCCACCGTCATCAGCCCAGACTCGATCATGCGGGACGTTGTATCGGTTAATCTCCGACATTGCCCTTGAGGCTGCGGCCATCGTGTCCTTGTCACGCCAGCAAATCAGTTCCTTCAACTGGTTGCCCCTGACGATGGCCATCACGTTTTCGTCACGGCCAGCAGCCCAGTCGATAAAGACCAGTGGTGCGCCATCCTCATGCTTTGGTGGGTTCTCCAGACAATCGACAATGCTTGGGCGAGGTACGACATAGCCGATGCCTCCGTCATCTATAAATTCTGAGAAGATCATTGAGCGGACCAGAGGATGATTGCGCCCCCACTTCTCAATCTGTCCGGCGATCCAATCCGAGCCTAGATGCGGACAATCGTAGGAAGTGACTGTGTGCTTTGAATAATACTTCTTGCGCGTTGAAAACGCCGAAGCGAATTCCCCAGTCGTGCTCCCGGCGGAAGACATGAGCAACAGGCGTTTGGGTTGGCAGCGTTCTATTGCCATAAATATTTCGTCGGGAATAGATTTTGCCTCATCACAAATCATAAACAGGTTGTCGTTGTGCCAACCCTCGAACTTGCCGGGATCATCTGTTGAGAAGCCAAGCGCCCGTGAACCGTTGGGTGCGGTGAGGTCAACCTGATTGATCGACCATCCTGGTCCCAATTTATCGCGGTGAGAGCGAAGGCAATTCCACAATTGTTCCTTTACTTGGCGAAACACGCCGGCCGTTGAAACGACTTGGCTTTCGGGGAACACGGCACAATGCCAAAGGATCAAAGGTGCCGCGACACACTGAGTTTTACCGCTGCCATTGGCGGCACGTAAGGCCACCGGCTGTTCAGCCATAGCCACATCCCAGAGGACTCGTTCCTGCCACTCGTAAGGTTCCTGCTTCAAAACCTCACGGGCGAACCAGATGGGCGTTCCCATCAATTCGTCCTTCATCGGTTTAGCCGAAGCCTTTTTGTTCATCCCCATTTTAAAACCCCTATATACGGGGGACTCCCCCCTATCTCCCCCTCCCCCCAGGGTCGATATTTTCGCGCACCTACACAGCCGATATGCGCCCAGATCGAGAGCAACGGACGCCGCTCCTCCCTCTCATTTCACCGGCTGACTTTCGCACAACACCCATTTCATCTAATAGCGGTCGGCCTTGATCGCATTGAACAAACGGCCCGTGTTTTCTATATTATTTACGAAACTCAATTGTGTTTCGTTTGGTTTGCACGAAATTGTTTCCACCCTTCATTCAATTGCTGGCATATCGTTGCGTTGATTTCTAAGCGTTGTGCCGAAAAAACCTCAATTCGTTGATTCTGTGAAAATCTCTCGGGATATATTCTCTCCAATTCCCAAGCGGCTTTCGTCCATTGGCCAGCGGGTAATTGGCGCAGGCGATCGAGTGTTTCAGCGATGTGATTGGCTTGGGCCTTTTTTATAGCCGATGCGAAGTGCTCATTACCCTGAATCCAGCGACTAAGGATTTGCCGATGCACGCCGCACATGTCACCGGCTGTGACCATATCCAGACCGCGTTCGGCAATTGCTTTTGTGATCGCCTCGGCTGTGTCTGGTTCGAACTCTCGGCACGGTCGGCCAATACGTGACCCACCTGCATCGGCCACCGCAAGACGTGCCGCTTTCACAGTCGGCACTTTCCGTTTGGTTTTCTTGGCGGCTTTCTTTGCCGGTTTCTTTGCCTTTTCCCCCATAAAATAACTTTACTTCATTTGACGGATTATG